TGGCAAGCATGATCAAAGCTTCCTTGAAGCGTCTCTCATTCGTTCCTTTGATGTAGAAGCCAAAGAGATTCACGACAACAAAATGTTGCCACGGTTGCAAGATCAATGGCTTATTACGGATAGAGACCGCAAACATATCATCACCCTGCTGATGGACAATTGTGTTTTCGATGAAATGAACGACAAAATCAACCATGTCTTCATCCATCTCGAATTCTGGATTGTCTAAATCTCTCAGGAAGCGTGATGCTGCCAGAATGTTTTCTTCACAATGCTCTTCCTGATGGTTTAGAACGTGTTGAGCGTATTCTTTAGCTTTCTCCACGTTACCCATCAGACTTCACCCGTTTCTTTTTGATCTCATCCTTGAATTTCAGAACCTCTGTGAGAACCGATCCATTATCTTGCTCTACCACTTCACCCAATGATTTAGGATTCATCATCAGTTGATTGGAATAGCTGAGTATGTCTTTCCGTAGAATTTCCATCGCTGTCAGGATGGGGACCTTACGTTCATTCTCAGCTCCCGCCTTGTTCACATAAACATCTGTGACAGGGTAGCCCATATCAGCATAATCTTGAGCAAGTTTCTGATACTGATATAGCATGCCTGCAAAGATGTCAATGATCATGTCAAATTCTTTGCGATAGGTCCCAAGCTCTTTCATCTGTTTGATGACTTTTGACTTGATTGACTTAGCTGTTACTGGTTTTGCCAAAAAACTAGGCCTCCTTCCTGAAATCCCTTTAGTTTTTATCCCCTTTTTGTCTGAGCGGTCCCGACTTGGAAAAAGTTCCCTTCACCGGTTCCCAGACGCTCGAAAAAAAATTTTTTTGATGGGGGGGATAATCGAAAAATTAAAAAATTGAAAAATTAAAAATTTCGATTTTTACAAAATTTCATTTTTTCGATTTTTGTAAAAATTTAAAAATTCCCTTTTCCGTTTCTTTTGCCAAAAAATTCCTTGACCAATAACTTTATCATTCTTTCTATCGTGAAAAGTATTGTGTCGCTTGTTAGTAAGTGGCAGACAATTCCATTCTTGAAATTCTAATTCAGGATATTCTGAAACTGGAAAAATATGATGGACCATTTCAGCCGGTTCTGATATTCCATATCTCAAACTCTCTTGACATAGATAATTATATTTCCTTAGAATCTTATCTCTGAACTTCTCCCACTTCTTTGTCTTCAAAGAAGGTCTGACAATTTTGTTATACATATAATCCTCCTCACACAAAAAGGACAGACCAAATTGATTGGCTGTCCCTCTTATACTTGAAAGCTATGCTATCATAATATTTTATTTTACGTGAGAAAACAAGAGTTTATTTTCTCATCTTTCAATCCATCTTAAAATTATCCCCAATCTTAAAATGTTCAAAATCTTTTTTGCTCACCTTAAAATCTTCCTCGATAGTTTTGTTTCCTGATTTTCCTTTAACGGTTATAACATATTTTCTATCAGTTTTCCTTGGAACTAATATTGTTGTCTTGCCAGTTGAAATTGGTATCAATATCATTGTTGGTTCCTCTATATGTTTATCAGTGATGGTTCCGCTTGAAATCTCATGGCATGATGCTAGTAATATTCCAAAAGCTAAAATGCATAAAATTTTAAAATATCGCATCACTCTACTTCCTCGATTTCTTCGATAATAAATGCTACTAGCTCTCTGGGGTTAATGCATATATTAGCAATATGCATTAGATGACCATTATTAAACTGACTAACTAAGCGTTTGATATCTGGTTGTTCCGCATCGTAAGCCTCGGCAGTCTTATTATTCGTTAAATGAAAAATGATTTTATTTGTAGTCATCATTCCACCTCCTCTATTTCAATCCCTTCACAATCAAACACCCATCCAAACCCAGCTTCTTCAAGTTGTTTTTTGGTGTGTTCTGTACGAAATTTTTTATCTAGCTTTATTGACGATAACACCCAAGCGTGTTGAAATTTGATAAAGTTTAAGTAATTAAAATCACCACTTTCCATCCCTTTAAATCTTACATAATACCGTTTCTCTTCCTCGACCTCGTAGCCGTCAAGCCATGCACGGGCAAAGAGTTCCATGTTGTCATCTTCTCTAAACCAATAATCAAGTTTTTTTTGGTTTGAAGAAATGCCTTCCATTGCGCCAAATAAATGGAAATCATCATTCTTACATTCCTCAATCCAATCTGCAACAAACTTCGGTATAACCACTTTCTCTTCAAAATGAATTAAAGAATTTGGAAGTGTTACTGTCAAATCGTTTTCAAACTTGATGGTTGATCTCGTGAGCCTTTTATCAAGTTCTGTTCCATCAAGAACTTTTACTTTCAAGAGTGCATCTTTTAGCATGCTTTTCCTCCTCACTTTCACATATCTTATATTTTGTTAAGCTCGTCTTATTTCTGAAATCCTTTTAGGATATGGGTTTCATTCGTTTCTCTTTTCTCAGCTTATGCCTAACTCATTATGTTAATGTCAAAAATATAAAAATTAAATAACAAAGTTTCTCAAGGCATCATCTAGTTCAGCTTGTTCAATCCCAATGTATCTCAGTGTTATCGCTGGAGATGAATGATTGAACATCTTCTGTAGTGTGCCTACATCCTTTGTCTTGTTATAGTATTTATATCCAAACGTTTTGCGCATTGTATGTGTTCCTACATTGTCAATGCCCAATTCCTCAGCAGCTTCATGGATGATCTGGTAGGCTCGTTCACGAGTGATGGCCTTGTTCCCTCCTTGCCTGCTCTTGAATAGAAAATGATGGAATGGTTTCCCTTCAACATATTTCCTCATTTCTCGTTTCAGCTCTTTCGTCATTCTACGAGAAATCTGTTTGCCAGTTTTCCTTTCTCGAAGTTTAATGTGCCATCCTTGAACATCTTTTACTTTGAGTGTGAGAATGTCACCAACTCGCAAGCCTGTATTTAGACCAGTAATGAATAGCATGTAATACATTTCATTCCACTCCCTCAAATAGTCCTTCATGGCTTGAATATCGTCATTGTCTTTTATTGGTGAAACTTCTTCCATTAATTCACCCCCTTTCCAAGCCAGCTTGTGCTGGCTTGTTAAAGAATTCCTTTTGTTCTAGCGTATGTTTCAAGTATGTTTCTACGCTTGCGGTAAATTGTGGCATTACTTGTGAATTGTTTTTCAGCAATTTCTTCCCAATCTAAATTTGCTTGTCCCCATCTGTAGTAGAATATATCTAGCTGTTCACCTGTCAATTGCTTCTTGAAGGATTCAACAGTCTCTTTGAACAGCTCAAGATTCTTTAATGTCACGTCAGTAGCGAATTTCATCACTGTATTCTCAGTGGGCTTGCTGATGCCAGACTTGCCGCCACCAACAAGATCATCACCGTTCTTTGCCATCAATTCTGATTTGCGTGCCCAGATCGCCCTGTCAATTCCACGAAAATTGAATAATTCTTGATCAAGGTTAAACAATTCTCTATTGTTTAGTTTTTTCATTCAATAACCTCTCTTTGATAGATTTCTACTATCCCTTTTCCTTTTAGTCTTTCACAGTGAGCAAGAGCTTCATGTCTTGTTTCAAATTAAGCTTCAGTTTATTCAGCTAAATGTTTAGGATCAATCCAGCTTGAATGGCCGTGATACTTTCTTACAACATACATCTTCATTTCTCTCTCCTGCATTTCAAGACTACACTGAAGGCCCACAGGAAGCCAGCGACCCAAGCAAAAGCTAACAACAAATAAATAAAATTTTGAAATTCCATAACAAGTCCTACTTATCCCATATCATTTTAGCTACCACTAAAATCAAAACAGAAATTACTAGATCAGCTACTGCAGGCAAAAAGACATAGAACCAGCTCCAAGAGATTACACCTAACAATTTCAAAGCTATTAATAATAAAGTTAACCAACTAATAAATCCCATTATTCCACCTCCTCAATCTACGCTTCCTTCAAATACTGCTTAAATACCTCTTCATCAAGAACTCCGTTTTCAATTAAGTTCTCAACAGCAGTTTCAATTTTAATCAAACGATTTAATTCTTTATTTGGCAACGAAGCCATAATAATTTCTTCCATCTATTCCACCTCCTCAATCAATCCATTCTATTTCAGGATTCCCCTTAAAGCCCTTTTCCCAAAGAAACCATGCATAAGCCACGGCGCTGGATTTTATGCTTTCAAAATCTCCATTTTTTGCGCAAACTATTCGCTTGCTAAAAACATATATTTTCTTAGGAGGGTATTTTAAAAACATTTTCCTTCTTGCTTGTCCTTCAAGAAATTGTATTTTTAAGAACATTGCTATTTTCCGCCCATTTTTTGTAATTCTTAAAGCGTGAGTTACAAATTCTTGGGCAATTTTATAAGGCGGATTCGTAATTAAATCACCCTTCCATTCTTGTGTTTCAAAAAAATCTTTGACTTCCCCAAAACCGCGATCAATCAAGTCATAGGAAGTTGTTTTTATACCGTGAAGAATCAATCTTTTACTTAGGTGTCCTTCACCGCAAGCCGGCTCTAATACGTTTTCAAAACTCTCTCTTTTCAATAAAAAATCTATCGCTTTCGGATCTGTTGCGTAGTAATCATTTTTCTCTCTTTCATTTTTCACATGATTACTAGCCCCCAGCGGGGCATAGATGCTTCTATTAGATTTTCCCATTTACCCTACCTCCTCAATCTCAATCCCCGGGCTATCGAACACCCAGCCGAAGTTGTCTTGTTCTAGTTCTTTGCGGGTGTGAATTTTCCGATAATATTTAGTGTCAATTTTTCCATCCGAAAACATCCATTGTTCAAGACGTTCAATATAAGTAAGAATAGTATATTTGCTATTCAAGCCATTCATCTTCACCAAATACCGCTTTTCTTCCTCGACTGTGTAGCCAAAAAGCCATGCACGGGCGAATAGTTCCATGTTGTCATCTTCTCTAAACCAATAATCCAGTTTTTTCTGGTGTAGGGACATTTCTTCCATTGCGCCGAATAAATGGAAATCATCATTTTTACATTCCTCAATCCAATCAGCAACGAACTGCGGTACTGTGACTTTCTGCGGTTCGTCTAGCAATTTAATCAATTCCAACGCTGTCAATTTATCAATCATCGGTCTTGGTCTACTACAATCTGAAGGTAAATGACTAATACCCTCAATCAACTCTTGTTTATTCATTCTTCCATCTCCTTTGGTGGTTTTGGATAACTCATCCAGAATACTGTATCTTCATCAGTATTCTCAAAACCAATTCCTTCCCCATAATCAATCCAAGTATCTGTTATTATCCGCTTTGTCGTTGGATTATAGACAAGGACTTCTTCGTCAATTTCTGGAGTTTTGCCATCCCAAACAAATTCAATGACACCATTAAAATATTCCTTTTCATCTTCAGCAATATTCCTTATTGTTAGCTTATTCCATTCCATCACTCAACCTCCTAAATTGCTAAATGGGACTTCCCATTGATAATCATCATATTCGTAACAAACATTTTTGATAATTTCGCCTTTGAAAATTTCAATTTCCTGCGTGAATTCTATGCCACACTCGAACGTAAAGATTTTAATATCAACATCAAACTTACTTGAAATTTCTTGATAATTTTCTGGAATAGCACTCCACGCTTGCTTGAAATTATCCAGTTCAACGGTACAAAATTTTTCTTCAAGCCAAACTTCTATTTGTTTTTGATCAATAAACGCTCGTCTTGTCCCATTGATGTAAAAATAGGGACCTGTGCTGTTGAATATAAGTAGAGTGCCATCATATTCATCTTTTAGTGTTACAGTGTCGCTTAATAGCATTTCTTTCAATGCTGATGCAATATTTTCGCTTCTTCCTCTTAATTTAAGAGATCCTTCGGCCCAATTTGGCATTATCTTTTTCCTCCTTGTTTTTTATATATTCGGCAAATCCTCTTCTTTTACGAATGAGCCATCAATCCATTTACCTTTTCGATCTTTGATTTCGTTATAGGCCCCAGTGAAACATTCTAGAAATTCATAACCCAAAATATTACTGATTGATTTTAAGTAGGATACAATGCGCACAAGGTTATGACGACACATTTTTTTGCTTGCTAAATCTTGAGATAGTTGAAACTCACTGATATTGGCATTCAGCAGTTTGAAGCAGTCCATTGCTTCTTTTCGTCTAATGTTATTAGACTCTTCAAAGATGCTCTGTACATCCTCTTTGATCAGCAATGCTAAACCTACAACTACTACAGCACAATCACCAATGCTGTCTTTTGTTAGTGCTTCATTCTTTTTCAAGAATCCTGCACATAACTCACCAAATTCCTCGCTTAGTTTTAATGACTGCTTATCTAGTCGCCCACCGTTTTCTAGATCTCGATCAATAAACCATTTTTTCACATTATTTAAAATTAAATTCTCCATTATTACCTCTTTCTATTTTTTCACAAGTTTTAAATTGCCAGTTTCTTTGCCTCTTCTATTTAGATCTGCATAAAATTTCAATAGTAATTTATCTTTCCCTGTAATTTTGCTTAATTTCTTTAATGAACCAGTACATAAATAACGCCCATTTTCATAGAGCTTATAATCAGCCAACTCATCCGCATCACCCATAAGGGAGTTCTCTCCGATTTGAAAATATTGGCAAATCAGTTGTACGTGACGTTCGTGTACTTTCATTTTGCCAGTAAGTAGACTGCTTATTGTATTCATTGAGTAGTCTATTTCTTCGGATAATTTTCTAGCTGTTAAGTTATGGCTTTTCATTAAGAGTTTGAGTTGCTCCTTGAAATGTTCTATCTGATTTTTGGTGTAGCCTGCCATGATACATTACAACTCCTTTTTCAATTATCAATTTCTACTGGATAGAATGTACCGAATGACTTTCTTAAAGCATTTCCTACCTGGATAGCTACCCCACGAGATGCGAATTTCATTGCTTTCGCTTCCTCAGAGAAAGAGACATCCAAACCAGTGGTCCCAACTACTACAGATTTTATAAATGGTTTTGCTTGTTTTGATCCATGTTTTAAAATAAACATTACTTCCCATCCTTTTCTAATTTCTGTAGCATTTTATTTTTTGCTTCCTCCAAAGCTTTTTTCTCTTGCTCACTTGTTTGATTGGTATAATTTGGTTTTGACCAATCTGGAACGTTTGATTGTTGCTTTGTTGGTTGTCCTTTTGTTTTGCTTTCCTGAAACTTCCGTTCTCGTTCGTTTACTGCTGCAATTGATAACAATCCATCATTTTTCCAATTTTGCAAAATAGCTCTAATATAGCTGAAATTTCTTTTACCATTGTCAGCGGCTAAACTGATAGCTTTTAAAACTACATCCGGTTCCATACCATCCAAAGTGATGAATTCTTTTAAAGTTTCAAATTGGATTCCATCAATTGGTGAAATACGAGACTGATATTCATCTACGATGATTTTGAGCGTATTTTTCTCTAAATCTTTCTCTATATCTATCTCTATTTCTTTCTCTTTCTCTATCTCTAACTCTGGTGGATGTTCGTCCGACATTTGTCCGGACAAATGTCCCAACAATATTTTTTGTTTTTCCTTCTCAATTCTTCTGCGATAGTCACGCTTTCTATCAGCTTCCGTGTTCGATTTTCCAATAAATGATTCAATGTCTAGCATAAAAATGGCGCCATTGTCCAAAACATCAATTAGGTTCATTTCCTTGAAAATGCTGACAGCTTTTTCTACTACTGCCACAGGATGCCTTGTAATTTTTGAAAGCATTTCAGAATTGAATGGGATTCGATCATTGAACATCAACTTACCATTGTTTTTCAAAGATCTCAGATAGAGCTTGATCAAAATGTTAGAATACAGAAAACCATCTGGCATGCTTTCTAAAATAATCATTTCATCGCTATCGTAAAAATTTTCTTTCACTCTCAGATAGTAGTATTTCTTATTATCTGACATTTCATTCCTCCATTCTAGAATGGCAGACCATCATCAGGGATATTCATTTGATTATTCTCAAATGAAGGAGGCGTTTGCTCATCCATAGAGTTCCGGTTGGCTGAATTGTCACGCTTTTCTAAACTTCTGAAACTATCAATAACAACTTCAGTCACATAGACACGTTGACCTTGCTGATTCTCATAATTACGGGTTTGGATATGGCCAGTGATTGCTACCAGATTTCCTTTCTTGATCCAGCTTGCGAAGTTTTCCGCTAATTTCCGCCAAATCACGCAATTGATAAAATCTGCATCATATCCACCATCTTGATTTTTAAAATTTCGATTTACAGCAAGTGTGAATTGTCCAACCGCTTGATCTTGAGGTGTTCGATGTAGTTCTACATCACGAGTTAAGCGCCCGATAAGTACAACATTATTAATCATTTTTACCTCCAATCAATGCATCTGTCTTTGACAATGCTTCTTCTACCTTTTTCGATGCCTCTAGCTGAAGCATTATAGCCTTCTCTTTCTCGATCAACCAATCCATGTGAACCTTTGCTTTCTCCAAATCCTCAATCCCATTTTTTTTGCGATAGCGAAGGAGGTATTTTAGGGTATTACCCAAATGATACCCTGTTAACTGTTCATCATTCATGAAATTGCGATGAACATCAATTGCTTCTAAGCCATTCCGGCCTTGGTAATGTTTGGGATTTTTTACATTGTCGTTCATAGTTCAGACATTCCTTTCACTGTTCTTTTTTGATGAATTTCTGACATTCTCTTATTCCACATTTCACGCTGATATTTTGCTGATTTGTAATGCTTCATTTTGGCTTTTTGGCGAACGATTACTTCACGCATCACATAGATTGCGAATCCTGAAAATAAAATGTATGTTACAAAAGCTACTACTAAAATAATTTCAATTGTTGTCATTTTCTTCTACCTCTTTTGTTTCTTTTTGCGGGAAAAGTTCCCGGTTGAATTTGTTTATCATCACATCTTGAGACTTATTGGTCTCTTTGATTTTTTCGATACTTTCGGCCCAATGACCTGTACTTTCAAAGTTCATTTGGACCGCATTTTCTAGATCCTTGATGTGTTGTTCTTGATCGTACATGATTTTCATTGTTGCGCCTGCAAATAATAAGAAAAGTGTTGTAAGTGATAAAACAGTAAATTTTAATTGTTTTAAGCTCATACTCTAATCACCCCATCATTCTTAAAATCCAGAGCCATCTGATGAAGTTTATCTTCAAATTCATTATCTGACAGTTTCATCAATTCGGCTTTTTCTTCTACTTTTAATGTCCTATTGGCATCTTGCCAATCCATCAATTTTATTAATCTTTTAATAGGATCCATTTCTTCTCCTTCAAATTGTGTTATAATTAGTTTATAGTTCTTTCAAAGTGCCTTTCTCAAGGCGCTTTTTTTATTTTTGCAAGCTTCGACAGAATCGCTGAACATCTTCCAAATTATATAGATACTTCCCACCTTTGCCGGACTGTTGAAATTGGAATTTCCCTTGATCACGCCATTCTTCCAGTTTGGTTCTGCCCCAGCCAGTTGCTTCCTGTAGCTGTTTGATCGGTACCCATGTAATTTGTCTGCTTTGTCTGTGTTTGGCTTCTTCCATTGCTTTGATATTTAGAGATACGAGTTCTTCAAAGAGCTGATTGATATAGTTCTCGTTATGTGTTTGAGTTATTTGATTTAGAATAGGATATTGTGACATTCCAGTCTCCTTTCTAACTTTTATTTTTCTTTTGTTGAGCGCCTGACTTCTGTTAGGTGCTTTTTATGCGTTGTAAGCATTCAATTCCATGATTTTCATTTTAGTGTTGGTGCTTGGTTCCCAAGTCATCCAATAGGCAAGTGCTGCTTCTGCAAATTTTTTTGGCAGTAAGTCATAGCGACTGATATTGAAATGATCCTTGAAATCAATCTCGGCTTGTCTGAAGACCGATTGAGCGAATGTCTTATCTGCATAAGCTGGACTGTCGATTCCACCAAGACAAGCAACGACACGAGCTTTGCGTTTCTTCAGTAGAGATTGAGCATAGCTTGGATGGATTGGCTATTCATTTTTGAGGTAGTCAATATCTTCAATCATGCTAGCTTGTTGTTCACGAAGCTTCTTCTGACCAGTGAATAGAGCGATGAAAGCATCTTCGTCTAGGTCCTCACGAATGAAACCACCTTGTCTGCGAATGGCTGGAAGTACTTCTGATGTTACCCAACGCTTGAATTCTTTCGCTTGTGGCAATCTGCTAGATAGGATAAGCGAGTATAATCCTGATTCGTTGATGATGATTGTTTCTTGTGTTCTTCCAAGATTATCTGTGAGGCCCTGTTTTAGGGCGTCATCTTCATCAACATGAAGAGCAATTGCATTTCTTGCTTTGCTATATCCTAAGATATCTGCAACATCTTTTCCGACAAACCAAGGCTCATCATTGATTGTCATCGTACGGACTTCATGTCCGTGGAAATTAAATATTTCGTTCATAATATTCCTTTCTAAATTTGGTATAATAAAGATAATAAATTGATTGGAGATAAAATATGAAAACGGCTAGCGTTTCGTTCCATGGTGCAGGTCGCCAGACAGTAAAATTTGAATACCCTGAATATTGTCCACATTGTGGAAAAAATATCTCGCCTGAAAAAATATACGTTTCAGATAGCGAGGACATTTACTCTAGTGGAGATGCTCGCTTTGTTGTTACTTTTCGTTGCTCACGCTCAGCTTGTAAAAAATACTTTGCTGTCGAGTATATTTTCACATCTACATCTAAACTTTGTTCAATTGCTAAATACAGCTACCGTCCACCTATCAAAGTAAAACTCCCTGAAAACATAGAAAAAGTTTCTCCTGTTTTTGTCGAAATCTATTCTCAAGCAACCGTTGCTGAATCTGAGGCATTGAATCAAATTGCAGGCGTCGGCTATCGTAAAGCGGCAGAATTTCTCATAAAAGATTACGCAATATCTAAAAATAAAGACGATGAAGAAAAAATCAAAGCAATTTTGCTTGGACAAGTAATTGCTGAATACTTAAACGATTTTCCAAAAATTCAAGCCTTGGCAAAATCTGTTGCCTGGATCGGTAATGATGAGACTCATTATGTCCGCAGACATGACGACAAAGATATCCAAGATTTAAAGAAGTTCATTCTCTCAGCAGCTCAATTTATCGCAGCAGATTACGACGCTGATGAAGCATTGTCTTTCACTTCTTCTAATTGAGAAACCTTAATATCCAATTCATCCAACTTCTCAGCAATATATGTCACGGTCCTCAATATTTCATTGAGGGCTGTTCTTTCTAATTCGTTCATCTGTGCTCCTTTCTAGTTTTTAGAGACCTCTAGTTCCAGCACTTCGTAAAAATAGATTTTTGCAAAATTTCTAGCATTGAAGCGCTTGATATATTCCCTAATCACTGCCCCATAACGTCGACGGCTAGGGATCGTTAGTTCTACGACAAATTCGTTTAAGTCCCCATTTGGACGCTCTTTGTACATTTTCACTGTTGCTGTTTTCATTTGGATTTCCTACTCCTCAAATTTCTCCCATGACTCGTTGATTCGCAATTTTTTGTTAATACGAAGCTTCAAGTCATCACTACCTTTTCCATCTTTGAAAAGTTGTGTGATAGCTGATGGACTAACACCCACAACAATGGCCAAGTCCGTCTGTGACCATCCACGTTTTTCAATTCGCTCTTTTACAAGCTCAATCCACTTGCGATGTTGTTGGCTCATGTTTTTCCTCCTTTATTTTTTAATAGAGTTAAAGAGTTAGTAAATTGTTTTAAAAATGCTTGACAATTTTAATGTATAGTATTAAAATGAAAGCATAATTAAAAACCTTGATAAAACGTTATATCTATCAATTCTCTTGCTCGCCAAAGCTATTTTATTTTTAGGTAAGTTTTAACTCTGTTTTTTACTAACTCATTAACTTACAAAAACTATTTTAATACTCCACATTAATTTTGTCAAGTGTTTTAATGTGAAATATTAAATATTTTTTGTCATAATCTCAGAAAGGTTGAAAAATCAATGTTTCAGACATTTGACAGAATTAAAGAACTTGCCCAAAAGCAAGGACTTTCAATAAATTTATTGGAAGAAAAACTAGGTTATAGTAGGAATACTATTTATAATCTAAAAAATTCCAAACCGTCTACTGAACGAATTTCAGAAATCGCAGATTACTTCAACGTGTCCACCGATTACTTATTAGGACGCACTGACAATCCACATATTGCGAAAGATGGTGATGCTTCTACACCATTAGACCTCAGAGATATTGCTGCGCAATCAATGTTATTCGATGGAAAACCACTTACCGAAGAAGATATTGACTTTATCACAGCAGTCTTAGAGGCACACTTAAAAAATAAATAGAGGTGCATTTATGACGGTAAGAGAGCTTTGCGCCCTTGAGGGTGTAAGTTTATGCTACTTTGATGGGAGTGAATGGCATAGTCCAGGCTTCTTCAATCCAGCATTAAAGGTTCTCGCTCTAGATATTAATTTATCGGAAAAAGACCAAAAGCAAGTGGCACTACACGAGTTGGGCCACAAGGAACACACACAGACTCAATATGAATTAAACAGAGAATTGTGTGAATTACAAGCAGACCGCAGCATGATCCATCATTTGCTTGAAGAAGAATTAAAGCTAATGGATGATATTAGGGATTTTAATTATCTTCATTTTATGGAAAAATACAGTCTGAAGACCATCGCAAATGAAACGATGGTTAAAGACGAGTTTAATTCACTAATTAGTTAAATAGGAGGATTCTAATGAAAAAAAGTAAGCCTTTTTATAAACAGATTTGGTTTATAATATTTATTATTTTGTTTGTTATTGGCGGCATAAGTTCTCTAACTAAACCAAAATCAAAAACTACAAGTAGTACGGAAACTTCTACTACTATAAAAAACAACACATTTAAAATGACGGATAAACTTGGGGAAGAGTTTGCTGTTTATCTGCGAGAAAATGCGGAAGTCTTGGACAATGGTGATAAAATCGAATTTGTTACAGGTGGAAATGCTACTGCTGTTTCTGTCCGTGTTGGAGAATCGTGGATTTCTGAAAGTGTAAGACGTAAAATCTATCTTGCTAATTCATTTCTTAAACAAAAAAATGAGCTGTTTAAAAAATGGGCCTCAGAAAATAACTATGAAGTTAACCTAAATAAAGATAACCCGGAATTAATAATCAAAGTTTCTGATGCAGATAAAACAACAATTGCCCAAGAGCATAGTGGCAAAATGAAGATATTTAATAATTAAGTAATCAAAAAAATCCCCACACTCTCCTTCGCCAAAAAAAATGAGTGTGAGGAATACAGTATAAGAAAAGCCATTAAAAAGGTCTTTTTCTTATGCCCATTTTATCAAGAAATGAGGTAAAACGCAATGGAAATAAAATCTTATAAAAAGAAAAATGGTGATACGGCCTATAAGTTTAGGATCTACATCGGTAAAGAAAATGGAAAGGACAAGTATGTAAAGCGTCAGGGCTTCCAGACGAAAGCCAAGGCAAGAGCAGCACTTCTCCAACTTCAAACTGACCGTGAAAATAGCGAGGAAATCACTGTCGAGGAAATCACTGTCGAGGAAGTCGCTGAAAAATGGCTCAAGGAATATGCTGACACAGTACAGGATAGCACCTACATCAAGACCGAACGTAATATAAAAAATCATATCTATCCGGCTTTAGGAGATCAGAAGATTTCTGCTCTCACTCCTCTGCAACTTCAGGAACAAGTTAATACCTGGTCTAAAAAACTTGTTTATGGCCGTAAGATGAAAGGCTTGATGAATAATATATGTAAATACGCTATCAGACATGGCTACATCTCGACCAATCCGGTTGAGAGTGTGACGACACTTGTCAGAAAGCAAGTAGATACAGACAGTGATTTTTACGACAAAAATGAACTAAAAACTTTCCTCAAGTTAGTAGATAAAACAGATGAACTAAGAAAGAAAGTCCTCTTCCGTCTTCTGGCCTTCACAGGAGCCCGAAAAGGGGAAGTTTTAGCCCTCAAATGGGAAGACTGGACCAATAACACTCTGAGTATAAACAAAGCCATCACGAGAGGATTTGACGGGGAATCTGTCGGCGCTACCAAAAACAAAAGTAGCAACCGATTGATCAGCTTGGATGAAAAGACAAGCGAACTACTCACAGAGTGGAGAGAAATGAATCCTACCACTACTTTTATCTTTGAGAATGAATTAGGAAAACCAATACCAGGAACACTACCACGAAAATGGCTACAACAAATTGTCAAAGATTCGGATGTGCGTCCGATTAGGATCCACGGCTTCCGACATACACATGCCAGCCTATGCTTTGAAGCTGGAATGACACTCAAACAGGTCCAGTATAGACTTGGACACTCAGATTTAAAAACAACCATGAACATCTATACGCACATCACCAAAGAGGCTAAGGATGACATTGGTGAGAAATTCGCAAACTATATTGATTTTTAAACAAATAACATAAAAACAGACCCTTTGGACAAAAAAAGGGTCTGTTTTTGGGTCTGCCAGTTTTAAAAAGGTTAAAAAAGGAATAGAAAGTATAAAACAAAAAACGTTGTATTTACAACGTTTTAGAAAGTTTTAGAAAACTTTAGAAAATATATATGGAGCCGGTGGGAGTCGAACCCACGTCCAAACACCTGCTAACATATTTGTCTACAACCATAGGTTATGTATTGTTTTAACAGCTCCTCGACACATAACTCAAGCCTAGGAACTGCGAGTCTATTAATCTCTTATCAAACTGCTAGACAAAGTTTGATCGTATCTCGCTAAAATTAAGACCTGTCATCAGACACGAGCAATCCGAATCGGGTCACGCCTGCTGGTTTTTAGGCAGCTAGAGCGTAAGAAGTGTTATTTTTTGCAGTTATATTTAACTGAGCGTTTACGTCGCCACACGAGTCGCAAAATATGCCTCATAATGCCTGTCGAATCCGTAACGACCCCAAAATGATATACTCAAGTGTATCATTTTTTGGGTAAAATGGCAAAAGAAAAAGAGGAATTCCTTCCTCTTTCATTCTTATTGTAAGTTCAATTTGAATTTTGTTACATAATGAACGGTAAAGTACATCGCTACAATTTTCACCACTTCATAGATATAGGCAGGAATAAAGTTAACAACTAAGATATCACTAAGAGTATCAGAAGACATAGTTGCAGTTCTTGAAAGTTCTGAAATAGATATAGAAGGGAACAATCTTCCAATGATACTTAGTACAACCCAAAGGATAAATCCAAAGACGAAGGCCATCACGATACGACTGTTAATGAAGAGCTGACCCAGTGAGATGGCACAGTAGAGCATTAAAATACCTGAAATAGTCGCTAACACTTGAAATAGCAAGCTTTGCCAAATAAGAGATGACCCAATCTTTTCGAACAATGGACCAAGTAAATCAAAAATATTCTGTTGTTGAGCGAGGCCAATCACTCCTAAGAAAATAAGCAAAGAAAGAATCAAGCTAATAAAACAGAAGATACTCCAAATCAAAGCAGATGTCACTTTTACAAGTAAAACAGTATGAGATCCAGTTGGCAAGGTCCAGGTCAAATAACCTTCACGACCAAAAATATTGTTATAAAAACGACGAATAATAATGATATAGTTGGTCAAGGTCAAGCCAATGTAGCCCGCAAAAATGACCAAAACAACAATACTCCCAATAGTTAAGGCTGTGTTTTCTGTGAAAGTTGATGCCCCAGTTATAACACTAGAAGCTAATAAACCAGCAAAAATGGAGAGAATAGCAAGCACACCCGAAATAATGAGATACCACTTATAGGTTGCTTTTAATTCATATTTCATTAATTTCCCAAACATAAGAACCTCCTAATACATTCTAAATTGTTCACGGAAGATCTCATCAATCGATTTACCGTATTGGTTGCGAAGAACAGTTGTGTTTTCATGCAACAGAATACGACCTTGATTGATAAAGAGCGCTTCATCCAAGACTTGTTCAACGTCCGCAATCAAGTGGGTTGAAATCAATACAGATGAGTTTGGACGACGATTTTGAATGATGGTTCTAAGAATGTAATCACGCGCAGCAGGGTCTACTCCCCCAATTGGTTCATCAAGAATGTACAAATCCGCTTCACGGCTCATGACCAAAATTAATTGAACTTTTTCCTTATTCCCTTTAGAGAGTTGTTTCAATTTTTGCTCTGGGTGCAAATGTAAATCATTCAACAATTGATAAGCACGTTGAGCATTGAAATCCTTATAGAAGTCTTGGAAGAAACGGATTGTTTCTGAAATCTTCATATTTTCATCCAAATAAGTTGTATCTGGTAAATAAGAAACGACCTGTTTGGTTTTTGCAGACGGTACTTGGCCATGGATGTAGACATTACCAGAAGTTGGTTGCAAAAGCCCATTCACTAATTTAATAATGGTAGTTTTCCCACTTCCGTTTGGTCCTAACAAACCAATGATACGACCCGGTTGAATATTGACACTCACATCACCTAAGGCAATATGTTTACCATACACTTTTTGAACATGGTCTAAGTAGACCAAAGGGTACTGATTCATAATCTTCTCCTTAATTTAATAATGATTCTATTATAACCTTACTAAGAAGTGATTGCAAGATATAATCGTAAAAGAAGGTAGAATGTTCGTACTATTTGACATCCAAACCATCTTCATAAAAAAAGAGGAACATCTGTCCCTCCTTTAAATCAATTTTATTTAATTCCCAATGCAATCCGCGCATAGCGGCTCATCTTTTCAACCGTCCAAGCTGGATACCAGACCAATTTTACATCGACCTTGGTCACTTCTTCCATTCCTGTTAAGGCATCATAAATCTGATCCGTCAGCAAGTCTGCCAATGGACACCCCATAGTGGTTAGGGTCATATCGATTTCTGTTTCACCAGTTTCACCATCAAACCGAATTTCGTAGACTAAACCAAGGTTGACAATATCAATCCCTAATTCAGGATCGATGACCTGCTCTAGATTTTCAAGAATACGGTTTTTAATTTGTTCGATTTCTTCTGTCGTATAACTCATTCTTTACTCCTTCTTCGTTGGGTTCATCCCTATGAAGAATTTCTTTTTTTACGGAAACCCAAATATTAAGGAAACTCTATAAAAGACCACCCGGACCTTCCTCGCTCCCGAATCTCTCGGCTCGGGTTAAAAAGGTCCACTGAATCTGGCCACTCTCTTGTTTTTGGGTGGCCGTTAAAAATGTCCACTGGACCTTCCTCACTTCCGAATTTTTCGGCTCGGATTAAAAAGGTCCCCGGACTTGGCCACTCTCTTGTTTTTGGGTGGCCGTTAAAAAGATCCCCCGGACCTGGGTCGCTTTTTTATTTCTAGGCGACCGTTAAAAATGTCCACTGGACATTTTTAATCCTCTATAAAATCGCGTAATGGTTTGCTTCTGCTTGGGTGGCGCAGTTTGCGGAGGGCTTTGGCTTCAATTTGACGGATCCGTTCACGGGTCACGTTAAAAACTTTCCCCACATCTTCCAAGGTTCGCATTTTACCGTCATCCAAACCAAAACGCAAACGAAGGACATTTTCTTCCCGGTCGGTAAGAGTATCAAGGACTTCATCCAATTGTTCGCGTAGTACCACACGAGTGGTGTAATCCACTGGATTTTCAATCACTTCGTCTTCGATAAAATCTCCCAAATGGCTATCGTCCTCTTCCCCGATTGGCGTTTCAAGAGAAACAGGTTCTTGGGCAATCTTCAAGATTTCGCGCACCTTATCAGGAGTCATATCCATGCGTTCAGCAATTTGTTCTGGTGTAGGATCTTGTCCCAATTCTTGCAAGAGGTTGCGTTGTTCACGAACCAACTTGTTAATAGTTTCTACCATGTGGACAGGAATACGAATGGTACGAGCCTGGTCTGCAATGGCACGGGTGATAGCCTGACGAATCCACCAAGTCGCATAAGTAGAAAACTTGAATCCTTTGGTATAGTCAAACTTATCAACGGCCTTCATCAAGCCCATGTTTCCTTCTTGGATCAAATCCAAGAATTGCATCCCACGACCAACATAGCGTTTCGCAATAGAAACAACCAAACGAAGGTTGGCTTCTGCCAAACGTTGCTTAGCTTCCAAGTCCCCTTGTTCCACCAAGATGGCCAATTCTTGTTCTTCTTCATTGGTCAAAAGAGGAACGACCCCAATTTCCTTCAAGTACATCCGTACTGGGTCATTGACCTTAGCAGAGTTGCTTCCAAGCAATTCCTCATCCGTCAACTCTGGTTCTTCTTCTTCGTTGTTCAGGACACGCGCACTTGGATTTCCTTCTTTATCCGTGATTGAAATCCCAGCATCTTGAATCCGTTGCAACAAATCATCAATTCCATCGGCATCCAAAGCAAAAGGAATGACCAATTGATCATTGATTTCATCATCTGTTGCAGTACCACTTTTCTTATGACTACGAATAAACTCTGCAATTTGGACATCTAAAGTTGTGATATCTTTTTGTT